ATATTATATATGTTAATATCACATGAAACACCTATTAGTATGTTGGAGGAGTCTAGACAATACGCGGATTATGATTATTGTTTGGTGCATTTGCTGGAAACTCACCCCGCGTATTATTCCTTCTTTAAACAATCCCTCCTGCAAGGTAGGGAGGTATTGTTAGATAATTCAATTTTTGAATTAGGTGAATCATTCTCCACAACCAAATATGCTCATTATGTAAGAGAATTAAACCCAACGTTTTATATCATACCGGATGTGCTTGAAGATAGTGCAGGTACCATGAAATCATTTCAGGACTTTGTATCAACCTACCCGGATATTGATAATATAAAAATCGGTGTTGTTCAAGGCCGAACTTGGCAAGAGCTAGTGCAGTGTTATAATTTTATGTCAGAGCATGCAGATTATATTGCAATCTCTTTTGATTATAGCTGGTATAATACAGTAGCGTATTCATCGCGAGAGGGTAGATCCGGTGAGCTAGATAGATGGGCTGGTGGTAGAATACACTTTATAAACAGGTTGCGTGAGGAAGGAATTTGGAATGATACTAAACCTCATCATCTACTTGGGTGTTCTCTCGCTCATGAGTTTAGAGCATATAAAAACATACAAAATATTAGATCTTGTGATACATCAAACCCTGTTGTAGCTGCACTACATAACTATAAATATATTGCAGAGTATGGGCTAACACAAAAACCACATACACTTCTTGCTGATTTAATTGATCACGAAGTTACACCGGATGAGTTTGAGTTAATTATGCACAATGTTAAGGAATTTAGAAAAATAGTACACAATGCGTAAAACGATAAAGTGGGCTACATTGTTTAGTCAAACTGGTAGTGAGATTGTAAATTTAGCAAACTCCTTAGGTAGGTGGCCGGACTACATTATAACAAATAATACCGACACTAGTGTTATAGATCCACAGATTAAAGATCGTATCACACACATTCTTAATAAGGTAGAATCTAAAACCTTAGATGTGTTGAGCACTATTATAGATAGTACCGAATGTCTTATAACTTTACATGGGTGGTTACGCATTATCCCGGCGAATATATGCGACTCATATAATATATACAATGGTCATCCCGGGCTTATTACTAGGTATGAAGAGCTAAAAGGTAAAGACCCACAGAATAAAATTCTCGATAACCTGCATCAATATGATTACTACGGAAGTGTTGTACATAAAGTAACGCCTGAGGTTGATGGTGGAGAAATAGTATCATGTTGTGAATATAAAAATAATCTATCGTTTGAGAATTTTAACAACAAGATAAAGAACGCGTCTTTTGACGCTTGGGTAAAGTTTTTAAAATAAATTATGTCATTAATATCATTTTCAGGAGCACAGAGTACAGGTAAAACTACATTACTCAAACACCTACAATCAAAAAATTCTGATACATTTGAATTTGTTCCAGAAGTAACACGTCTAATTAGTAGAACACTTAACCTACCTATTAACGAAGGTGGTAATATGCTTACACAGACCATGATCATGGCTGAGCATGTTAAGAACGTATATAGCAATACATCAGAGCATAAAATCCTTGATAGGTGTGCTTTAGACGGTCTAGTATACACACACTGGCTTAGAGATAACGATAAAGTTAATCAGGAGACATATTTACACGCATTTGATGTTTTTAATGCGCTACAAGATAAGTATGATATAATATTCTACACTTCAGCTCATGATGTCAAGCTCGTCGATGATGGTGAGAGGAGTAATGATATTGAATTTAGAAACCAAATTGTAAGTTTATTTGAGCTACATTCTAGAAATTTAGGTAATATATTTGTACTAAGCGGTTCAATTGAAGAGCGGTTACTGATTATAAAGAATACACTTGCATTACACAATATTGACATTAACATATAAATATATGGCTCTAGTAGAATTAGATAATAGTAAAATAAACAAACACTTAGGTAAAACCTCCTCATATAAATCACAATATGATCCTACTCTGTTGGCTAGAGAAGAGAGGCAATCAAATAGAACACATCTAGATTTAAATAGTAACAACTTACCATTTTTAGGTAGGGATATTTGGAATGCGTATGAGGTATCCGGATTAACTGATGCGGGCATGCCTGTTACAGGTATCGCAAAAATTGTATATAACTGCTCGAGTAAGTACATTGTTGAATCAAAGTCCTTAAAACTTTATTTTAATTCTTTTAATAGTACGAAGCTTGGAAAAACTCCTAGGGATGTTAGATCAAATATTTCAAATCACGTTTCTCAGGATTTAAGTAAATACCTTGAAACAGATGTACAAGTGCATGTCTTCTCAAATAGGCGCTTATTACGAAATTCAATCGTAGCGGCAATGGAATGGCAGGATGTAGAATATAATGATCGTTCAGGTAGTAATGATAATACATATATTACCCTTGAGGATACGTATCCGTTTGAGCAGGTAGAATTTGATACGTATACAGAGACGCCAAGTCTCCTTGAAGTTGTTGAAAATTCTCCGGTTGAGTGGGTGCATTATCATAGTGCATTACTCAAATCAAATTGTAGGGTTACATCACAACCGGACTGGGGTGATGTATATATTGATATTAAATCAAAAGATACAGTTGATCCTATATCACTTCTCAAATATATTATTTCGTTTAGAGATGAGTGTCATTTTCATGAAGAAATTTGTGAAGCTATTTATAAACGTCTTAGTGATAGCTTACAGCCAGAAATGCTAGCTGTAAGGTGCTTATATGCTAGACGCGGTGGAATTGACATTAACCCGGAACGGTTCTCACACACTAGTTTATCTCACACAGGCTTGTCTAGTGTACTTAGACCCCATATTAAGACCCCGAAACAGTAGTTAAGTTTTATATAATTTTAAAAACACCACTACTTTAAAAACACCTATGAATTCATAGGTGTTTTTTTGTGTCTATTGATTAAATAACTATACATATGATCAAGTTGTTTAGCGAGAAGGTAAATCCTACCTACACTAACTCGGATCGAAATATCTTATATGTTAAAGACTTTAAAGAGGTCTTTTTCGATATTTTTGAATTTGAGATTAACGGAAATAATTATATTGCTGAGAAAGTCTCAACCTATAACAATTACCCTGTTGTTAATATACCTATTACAGAAAATAATATCTCGTATAATGTACCGTTTGTGCTTAAGCGAGGTAAATTTAAAATAATGTATAATGATCAAACTCTAGACAGCTCTAAAAGTCAGGGTATAGTTGTAGAGAAACAAAAGCCTGTCGATAATATACCACCTGTAGCTACTATAACTGAAAATAATTCGGTTGTTAATGCTAATGTATCGGTGGATATAATATCAGACATCTTACAACAAAAGAAGGATGAGCTGGTACAAGAAATTGGATATGAGCGTGATAAGATAGTTACAGAATCTTATCTTGAAAAAGAGAAAGAATTAGCAGCACTAGTTGATAAGGTGGAGCTGAGCAACAAAACTACACGAGATGGTTTAGAGCAAGTCCGTGAAAAGCTTGTTGAGGAATTTAATATAGCTACTGTTGAGACAAAATCAGCTTTAACCGATTTAAATATCCAAGCAGAAGAACATTTAATCAAATATATTAAAGGTATTGTATCTGAAAAAGCAGAATCGCTGCAAGATAGTATTTTAGATAGTAAAAAGCAAATTGACACACATGTTGATAAGGAGATTAATAGTTTAGCAAAAGAATTAACGCATGTTGTAGAAAACAATCACGGTCAACTATCAACAACTATAGCCAGTTCTTTAGATAAAGAGCTTGAAAAGCTGGTCAAAAAGGTTGATATAGCTATAGATAAAAAGAATGTAATTCTAAATGAGACTATTAAAGCGGAGTTGCAGAGCTACGAGAGTGAATTATTATCTGTTCAACAATCAACTGTTGAACTTAATGATGTTATTAATAAGACATCTAGTAAAGCTCTAAGTAGGATAGGTAATGTCAAAAAAGATTTAAGCGCTGATGTTACTAGCATACAAAAGGATGTTACTAGCATACAAAAGGATGTAGATAGTTTAGAAACACAGCTTAATGATAAATTAGTACAAGCTGAAAATAATATAAAAGAGTATTATGATGGTAAGCTTAAAATCGTTGAAAGCACTATTTTTAAGACTGTTGAGGATAGTAACGCGCTTCGCAACCTTATAAATGAAAGTAAAAATACTATACTAACAGATGTTAAGCAAATAAAGGGTACTGTGCCTAAAATGGCATCAGCTGATAACGGTGCGGTAAACATTAAAAGAGATTTAGAAAAAACAATCACAAAACGTTTTAATGATGAAATTGTCTCTATTAAGCGATTAATAGAGATGAGCTCAGGTGGAGGGTCAGTCGCAATGCAGTTTGCGGATGGTGGTACTATGAATGGCAATCTTACAATTGTCGGTACTATTTCTGCAAGAGAATATCTAGGAATTCCGTCTGGTGGTGGCGGTGGTGGCGGCGCGTTTACGGCGGGCGCCAGCACGGTGATCACTCCAACGAGTGCGGTAACTCTCGGATTAGCGAGCGGGGACGAGGCTGCACTAACGCTCGACTATACAACTAACAAGCTAGCGGGAAATGATACAGGGCTGTTGATCAACCAGACTGACACGCTCAGCAATGGCACTAGCAAGCTGCTGGATCTGCAGGTGGGTGGGGTGAGCAAGTTTAGCGTGGATTCGAGCGGGAAGGCACAGGTTTACGCCGTCGATGGGGCGACGTATGTAAGGTCCAGCCAGTTTATCCTTGGTCACCCTACTTCCCTGGTAAGGTTGTACCCTGATGGGGCAGGCAATCTGGCGCAATACAACGGTGCCGCCTCTCAGGGCTATAACATCTACAACACCCGCACAAGTGCCACCGAATACGAGCGGGCGCATATCGGTTGGAACGATACGGCTGATACCTTCGTCATTGGGACTGAGGCAGGGTCAGGGGGTGGGACGGTTCGGGGAATTGATATCAAAACAGGTACAATTTCCCGCCTCGCCATTGGCACCGGTGCCACAGTTTCACGGAATAGTATCGTACCATCGTTTAATGGAGTGATGACACTGGGCGGGTCAACCCAGAGGTGGAGGAACCTCTACTTAGGTGAGGCGGCTTTAGTTAACGACGAGCCAGTAATCAACGTCGCGTCAACGTGGAATAACGCGGCCGTGCCGTTTACTCTGATCAAAGCTGATGTCACTGACACCGCCAGCGCAGTGGGTAGTAAACTGCTAGACTTGCAGGTTGGCGGGACGAGCAAGTTCAGCGTGGGTCCGACTGGCACCATTACCATTGATCCCGGCACTAATAATGCGTTGATCCAAACCTCATCGATATTCGATCCCGTTATACGCGTAAGGTCCGGAGGGTATGGGCACCTACTTTTCGGCGTAGGGTCGAGTCCATGGCACTATAACACTATAGGCTTTGACATAGGGTTCAAGACCCATGCGGGTGGGGGCTTCCAATGGTCGTCCGTAGGCTCTGACTCTACTGCTGCAAGTGATCTAATACTAGCACGCGACGCAGCCAACACCCTCGGCCAACGTAACGGCGTTAACGCCCAAACATCCAACATTTACAACACATACACAGATGCCTCTAATTACGAGCGGCTAGCAATTCAATGGGCAGGCAACGATTGCCTCATACAGACACAGCGGGCGGGTAATGGAGCTAGTCGGCAGATGCACTTTGCGGCGGCTCAATTCAGATTTACGGCCCCCGCCGGAGTGAATCTGCAAACTAATACTAATCTTTCTGTCGCGGATGGTGAGGTGTATCTCACTCAATTGAACCTCACTGAGGATCTCCCCGCCCTCAACATCACCTCAACTTGGAATGCTGCCACTACAGCGCTCACTCTGATTAAGGCTAATGTGACCAACACTGCAAGCGCGGCTGGTAGTAAGCTGCTGGATCTGCAGGTGGGTGGAGTCAGCAAGTTCAGTGTGGATGATACTGGTGGGCTTTCTTTTCCTGGCTCCTCTACGTATCAGCAAGTAATAAAGTTCTCTAACACTTATCCAGGGTACCTTAGAGCGGACGGAGCCGTTTCCGTAAAAAGTATAACTAATGAAAACGGGGGAAACTTCCTATTAGGCTCGGCGGGGATTAAGTTAGGAAACTCAGCGGTGCTTAGCTTTACTCAAAACAATGCGATATCCAATGCTGCGGATTTAGAGCTGCACCGAGACGCCGCTGACACTCTAGCGCAGCGTCGCGGAACTAACGCACAAACCTTTAATATCTACAACACCTACACAAACGCCACCCAGTACGAGCGGGCGCATATCGGTTGGAATGATACGGCTGATACCTTCGTCATTGGGACTGAAGCAGGGTCCGGGGGTGGGACGGTTAGGCCTGTGGAGGTTGCAGCCCCTTCTCTGACGCTAAAGCAGGGCGCAGACGCTAGTCAATACACGCAGTCCGGGTTCAGAATATATGGGTTTGATAACGTGAGCAATTACTTCCTCCATATAGGGGTTAAGTCAAATGGGCGCCCGGATTTATACTCCAACCTGGATTGGATTCATATCTCCAGCCTGCTACCGAGGGGGGCTACCCGAACGGGGTGGCTTGGGAGTGAGGCTAATATCTGGGGAAAGATCTGGGGCGCAGAGGTTAATATCGATCAAGGCACCCTCACAGATGATGCCCAAGCCCTCAATATCACCTCAACGTGGAATGATGCAGCTGATACATTTACGCTGATCAAGGCAGATGTGACCAACACCGCCAGCGCGGCGGGGAGTAAGCTGTTAGATCTGCAGGTGGGTGGGGTGAGTAAGTTCAGCGTGAGTAATACGGGGGTTGCCACCTCTAGTCTCGGTGCTGATTACGCGTCGCTCTTCCCCTCATTATTAAGGTTCTACGATAACTCGGTCGGGGTTCTGGCTCAAATCAACTCAGGCAACCCTTACGTCTCGAATGGAGCAGCGTTCCAGCTCGGCTCACTGGGTGCCTTGTCCTGGCAATCTGTTGCTAGGGTCGATAGCGGCTCTGCGGATCTCAAGCTAACCCGAGCAGCAGCAGCAACCCTCCAGCTAGGCGAAGACCACGCGACTACGCCAACCGGGCAGACGATTAAAGCGCATGACGTAACGGCTGGGACAGGGGCCGATCTGACTCTGTCAGGCGGATTGGGGTCAGTTGCTAATGGTGATGTGGTTATTGAAGCGGGCGCGTCTACACTGACGGTGCAAGCCGCCGTGAACTCAACCGCGCTATTAGACTCCGCCGGGGCGCTAGTTATCAGTAAAGCGGGCAGCGCGCAATTCACCTTCGGTGGCGGTTCGGGTAACTACACTTATAGACCTTTTTACTCCGTCGCTCCTTATAACCTAGGGTTATCCACCCACCGATGGGCTACCACCTACACTCAGGCGCTTGACGTCGCGCAAGGCACCCTCACTGATGATGCTCAGGCGCTCAATATCACCTCAACGTGGAATGATGCGGCTGATACATTTACGCTGATCAAGGCCGATGTGACCAACACCGCCAGCGCGGCGGGGAGCAAGTTGATGGATTTGCAGGTGGGCGGGGTCAGCAAGTTCAGTGTGGATGCTACGGGGGCTGCCAGCGCAAAGTCTATAGCTATCGACACCTCGAGCACAACATTAATGGCAGGGAGTGGTATCGGGGGATGGTATGGCAGTCTAGGCTTCTTCTTTAACGGGAACCTCAACGGGACCTGGACCTCGTCAGTTCTCAATATCGGCGGGAGCATGGCTCTTCAGCTAGGGGGGTTAGCAGGTCTTCAGCTCAGCAAACCGGCAGCGGCAACCCTCCAGCTAGGCACTGACCACGCGACTACACCAACCGGTCAGACGATCAAGGCTCACGACGTAACGGCTGGGGCAGGGGCCGATCTGACTCTGTCAGGCGGATTGGGGTCAGTCGCTAACGGGCACGTGATCCTTGATGGCGATGTCCACGCGACTGCGGGGGTCATTGGGGCGGACAATAACTTTATCGGCAGACTAGCAGGCTCGGGTAATTCCGGAGGCAGAAACACAGGGGTAGGCACCACTGCGCTCGCCAGCAACACTGGATCTAACAACACCGCTAACGGCTACCAAACCCTTTTTCTCGGCGCTGGTAACTACAACACGGCTAGCGGTATCTGGGCACTCTACGGCAACACTGGATCTAACAACACCGCTAGCGGTAACCAGTCACTCTACAGTAACACAGGGAGCAGCAACACCGCTAGCGGCAACGAATCGGGCGCTTATCAATCAGGCGGCACCACTGCCCTAACGACAGCATCTAACTCTGTATTTCTCGGGGCGACTACTAAGGGCATCCAGGGGGCGACTAATCAAATTGTTATCGGCGATACTGCCGAATCTATCGGAGCTAATAGTGTCGTCCTAGGTAATGATTCCATTGTAACAACGGCTCTCAAGGGTAACGTAGGCATCGGTACGACGACACCAGTGGGGTTGTTCTCAGTAAAACCTCACGCTAGCTACCCAGGGCAAATGAGCATTGGTATGTCTGGAAATGGGAGCGTCGGCCCCTACCTCATATTCGGCCACTACAACAACACCAGCCTGACTTCCTCCTTTAAGCTGGGGAATAACAACTCCGGACAACTGAGCCTGTTGTCACCCAATAACACTGAACTGTTTACGGCGAGCAACAGCGGGGTGAACTTTCTTAGGATTAGAGTCGATAGTTACGGGGCGTTATATCAACCATCAATTCAGTTAACAAGTAATGCATCCGGGGTAATCGGACTCTACGTTCCCGGAGGGACGGGGGCCCAGAATCTAGGATTTATTACTTCTAGTCTAGAACGCGCCAGATTCGACGGCGCTGGGAATTTCGGCATCGGCACCACAACGCCAGGCCACGTTCTTGATGTAGTCGGCTCCGTTAATGTAGATTCAGCTAGCTCTTATAAGAAGGATGGCACAACGATCTTAGACTATGACGCTACGCTGTTTAATGTCGCTGTGGGCGAAGGAGCATTAGCGAGTGCGTCGCTGACTGGCACATATAACGTAGCTATCGGATACCAGAGCCTTTACCTTAACACAACAGGCAGTAGCAACATAGCCAGCGGGTACCGGAGCCTTTACCTTAACACAACAGGCAGTAACAACATAGCCAGCGGATACCATAGCCTCTACGCTAACACAACAGGTAGTAGCAACATAGCTAGCGGATACCAGAGCCTTAAATCTAACACAACAGGCAATCAGAACACAGCCACCGGTACCAATAGCCTTTACGCTAACACAACAGGTATTAACAATGTAGCCAGCGGATCCCATAGCCTTTACTCTAACACAACAGGCGGCCACAATACAGCCAGCGGATTCCGGAGCCTTTACTCTAACACAATAGGCGGCCACAATACAGCCAGCGGCGCCTATAGCCTTTACGCTAACACAACAGGCAATTATAATGTAGCCAGCGGCGCATATAGCCTTCGCTATAACACAACAGGTAGTAGCAACGTAGCCAGCGGCTACTATAGCCTTTATCAGAACACAACAGGTGGTAGCAACACAGCCAGCGGCTATCAGAGCCTTATCAGTAACACAACAGGTGGTAGCAACACAGCCACCGGGAGCCAGAACCTTTTCTATAACACAACTGGTAGTATCAACACAGCCACCGGGAGATCTAACCTTTATCAGAACACAACAGGCGGTTATAACATAGCCACTGGATACCAGAACCTCTTCTCTAACACAACAGGCGGCTACAATACAGCCAGTGGGATGCGGAGCCTTTTTAGTAACACAACAGGTAATTACAACATAGCCACCGGCACCACTAGCCTTTACTCTAACACAACAGGTAATTACAACATAGCTAGCGGATACCAGAGCCTTTACTATAACACAACAGGCACCTACAACACAGCCAGCGGTATAGAGAGCCTTTACTCTAACACAACAGGTAGTTACAACATAGCCAACGGATATCAAGCTGGTCGTTTCCAAGCAGACGGTACCACAGCCTTAACTGTCGCCGATGACTCAATCTTCATTGGCAAAGACACCCGGGGTGTTGATAGCGCCACTAACCAGATCGTCATTGGTGACACTGCTATAGGGCTAGGGTCTAATACAGTGGTTCTAGGAGCCGATACGATCACCACTACAGCGCTCAAGGGCGACGTGGGAATTGGCACCACAACACCGAGTGAAAAACTTGACGTCGTTGGAAATATCACGGCATCGGGAACCGTCAAAACGACTCCTACCACTGTTGCTTTACTACCTGCAGCAGCAACAGCAGGCGCGGGGGCAAGAACCTTTGTTACTGATTCAGCTAACACGCTAGCTAGCCATCACGGTCAGACTGTTGCGGGTGGTGGTAGTGATTTTGTACCAGTCTTTAGCGACGGAACTAACTGGATTATCGGGTAACATTGTATAAATATGCCTAACACTATTGCAAGATCCCCGGTTGTTATGGACTCTAAAAATAAAGACGAAAATCATACAATAAGTATAGTCTCAAATATAAAGTAATTGGCTTGTTTATTTTATATATCAACCACCACACTATAAATAATAATATAATATGCCAGGTATAAAAATTAGCGATTTAGTTGTGGCACCTGTAATTGCCGGGGATATTGTAATCACTCAGCGTGGTAGTGCGAATTATGGTGGTACTCTTGGTAATCAGATTACCGCTATTGAATCATTAATAGAGGCTTTTCAAAGCGATACATCAACTGCGGCACTCAGCATTAAGGTCGACCAAAATAATATATACACAAATTCAACAGCATCTATATTGTTTGACAACAATAACGGAACAACTGTTGGTCGTATATTATGGGATGAGACGTCATCGACATTTAATTTAGGTTATGGTGCAAACAGTCACTTAACTATTAAATCCAGCGGCAACGTCGGCATCGGCACAACGACACCCACCGCAGCACTGCAGGTTGTCGGGAATGTCCATGCGGGGCTGAGTACCACAGGGACTAATTGTAACTTTATCGGCTCGGGTGCGGGAGAAAGTAATAGTGGACATAATAGCTCTGGGTTCGGGTACCAGTCGCTCCGGAACAATACCGGAGACCACAACACCGCTAGCGGCTACTATTCGCTCCGCGGCAACACCGGAAATTACAACACCGCTAGCGGCAACTGGTCACTCTACGGCAACACCGGAGCCAACAACACGGCTAGCGGTTACGTGTCGCTTCTCAATAACACTGGGAGCGGCAATACCGCAACCGGGCGACAGGCCCTGCAGGCCAACACAGGGGACAATAACACAGCGGCCGGATATTTGGCCCTTTATCTTAACATTGGATCATCCAACACCGCTAGCGGCTACAATTCAGGCCGCTTCCAGTCAGGTGGCACTACCAGCCTGACGACAGCGTCTAATTCTGTCTTTATTGGAGCGACGACTAAAGGCGTTCAAGGGGCCGCTAACCAGTTGGTGCTCGGATATGCTGCCGAATCTCTTGGGGCCAACACTGTCGTCCTAGGTAATGACTCTATTGTCACTACAGCTCTCAAGGGAAATGTCGGTATCGGTACGGTCATCCCGACGCATGACCTGGAGATCGAGACAACGAAGATTAGCTCGACCCGGTTCAAAAACGTTACCCCAACTAGTGCACTAGTTAGTAGGTTTCATAATTCGGCGGATGATGGTCTGAGCCTCACCGTTTACGGGCCCACGTATGCTGTCGGGTCGATTGGGAACGTAGGGCCTGGGGGAGCTGCTGTAGTAAATACCGGAGGGGCGCTCGCCATTGGGACCCGGGATGCAGGGGACGTGCACCTCTTGTCTAACGATACAATCAGGATGACCATGGTCAGCGGTGGTAACGTCGGCATCGGGACGAACAGTCCTGCCGCCGCTTTGCATGTCGTGTCCGGGACGGACAACGTCAATACCCTGCTCCTATCTGACATCACAGCCGATGCCTCGATCAAAGACGGGTTCGTGACTTCGCAGCACTACACGAATGCTCAAGAACCTATCGCTATGATTCAGGGGCGTGCGGAGTCTGGCGCCAACCGCATCCTCATTGGTGGATCGCACTCGGCCTATAACACTGCGACCTCGATCGAGCTTTATACTGCCGCAACGTCTACGACCACGAACGAGGTCGAGCGTATGCGGATCACAAGTGCCGGCAACGTCGGCATCGGTACGACCTCGCCCTCAGTACCCCTGCACGTCACATTGGGAGCCGAAGTAGGGATAGCAGCTGCTGGTGAGATTGCGATGTTCCAGAATGGGGGCACCACGACAGATAATGCTGATATAACGTTGTTGTCGGGAAATATCGGCCGTTCTAGGATTAACCTAGGTGACACAGGGGATAGGGACGCTGGATATATTAACTTTGATCACACAACGGATAATCTGCACTTTGGTCACGTCGGAACACAAGATGATCTGACGATCGACTCATCAGGCAACGTCGGCATCGGCACAACGACACCAGGGGCTGAGTTGGACGTTGCCGGTGGTATTATAACAACTAGCGGGGTTGCGACAACAGGCAACCGGCTTAGATTGACCAACCCAGGAGGAGGCAGCACTGGAGGCAGTAGTACCCAAGTTGGAGCTATTAAAGTAACCTTACCTGTGACCTGGACTAGAACCATGCTTAGGATGACCATCAAGGTGTATGATTTTGCAACTAACGAATCCTTTACTGTTGTGTGTGGGGGGTACACTTACGCACCCACCACCCAATGGCTCAATCATTTTGCATACATAGAATCTGCTGCAAGTAAAGATACTAATTTTACAGTTAGATTTGGCCATGATGGCACAAAATGCTGCATCTATATAGGCGAATTAACTTCGGTTTGGAGACATCCACACGTGTATGTGACTGAAGTAGAAGCTGGTTATTTGGGCTACGATGCCGCAAACTGGCAAGATGGTTGGGCTGTGGGATTTGAGGCCAGCGCTTTTGGAGCGGTTACTAAAACCCAAACAGATACTCAGATAAACAATTGGTCTCGGAGCGGGCAGGATGTTCACTTCTCGTCTGGCACCGGCAACGTCGGCATCGGCACGACGACACCAAACGCCAGCGCGGCCCTAGACGTCTCCTCGACGACTAAAGCCTTTCTGCCGCCTCGCATGACCACGACGCAGAAGAATGCTATTGCGTCACCAGCGGCGGGCATGGTAGTCTACGATACAACCCTGAGTAAGCTCGCTGTCTATACGGGCTCGGCTTGGGAAACAATTACGAGCGCTTAATCACACACACAATCTTATGTCAACAACCATTACATTACAAGACAAGCCCGCTGCTCCAGTGGAATTAACTGAAGATCAACGTACGGCCAAGCAGCTGCTAAGCGATTCTGACCTCGCGTTGAACCGTCTCGCCGCGTCCGTCCAATCGGGCTTCGAGCTTCTATGGGGCACGAAGGAGAACCCGAAATCTAAAGAAGCAGCGCAAGCCGCCTTGACCGCACTAGGTGAAGACGTTGCTCCCCTATTCACGAGGCATGCCGCCATGGTCGCCTTTCTGGCAACTGAGGGTATGGCGACGTTCGAGCCTTGGGAGACTGTCACGGCCTATGTTGTGGGAGAAGATGGATTGCTAGGTGATCTTGCTCCTGAGTGGGCTCCTGTCATCTAACTCGCGCCATTACTACCCGAGGTACCCATCACATGTGTTTTAATGTACGCTCTCTAAAGCTCTCTAAAGATATATTCCACGGTATACTATCATATTAAAACATAAAAAAGCGTAGACAACCTAGGTTGTCTACGCTTTATATGGGTATATGTTAATTAGCTACCGTCGTCATCGGCGACAGCTGTGATAGGTGAGTTACCTAGTTTTTGTTGAGCCTGTTTAACAGCTGCAATAATTCGATCTTGAATGGGAAGAGCCACACGAGCAACCGGAGAGCCTTTCTGTTTAATACCCTCTTCTAAACACTCTACGACGAGTGCAGCTTCCGGATTATCTTGTGATGCGTTTAGAGTAATTGTAATGTCTGACATATGTAATATTACTTACATAAATCTCGTTATAATGCAACGGTATTTATTTAAAGAAGTCCTAGAACTACTTTTCGACGAACTTCAGGCCCAGTTACGTGGTGACCTGATTGAGATAAAGTAATAGAACCGTCAGTACCACCAACAGGGATGGTATATAAAGCGGTATAACGATCTGTATTAGTAACAGCTATTGTTGCACCTGCAGATAGTCTGCATTGAATAACTGTATTAGTCCCACCATGGGGTGAGTATAAAGTAATTGATGAGAGGGGGCCAAGTGCTGTATCAGGTTGTTCATCAAACAATATACCCACAACGTCACTACCGTTAAGTGTGCCTGTTGTACTACTAGCACTAAGAACAACCTGATTTGATGTACCACTTAAAGAGTAGCTCAACGGGGCTGGTGAACCGTATTTCGACGCATCGTATACACCAGCATTAAAAGAATAGATATCTGCCATATTATTATTTATGGTATTATATAAACATTTTTAATATAATATACCAAAAAAAAGCCTAACGGCCCGAAGGCCGTTAGGCTAAAGTTGTTAATTTCTATTTTAGAAATATACAGATTGACTACTAGGAGTAAATGCTGTACCGAGACCTTGAACAATAACAACATGGTAGTAGAGATTAGCACCAAAGATGTTATCAACTACGCCGTAACGGGTAAGCAACCCGACGCGTGGTGAGAAATCATTTGGACCAATTGTTCTCTGAACCATGACTGGAATGTAAGGACAATAGATGATACCTGTATCATAAAACTCTGGACCCTTGTAACCAAGGAGAGCATATTCAACACCGGTGGTTTTAGCACCACCAGGACCATTACCATACTTAGATGACTGATCATATGTACCTGCGTTGGCATAACCAACTTCAGTACGGGTATCACGGTAAACACTAAACCTACCACCAAGTGAACCAATCTTAGCAATACCAACAGGTTGCGTATTAACGTCACCTTGGACTTGTACCCACTGAAATTCAGGGAGCATTTCCAAGATAGCGCAAACACGTGGTGTAGCTACAACAAAGTTAGCAGCACCGCGCCTGTTACGTACAGCGATTCGATTGGCCTCAATGATTAGTTTCTGATAGAAATCACGATTACGTTCAACGAGCCAACGCCCATCAGCAGATGCAGGATGCCAGATAGAGTATCCAGCACCGGCGCCTGCGCCAAGAGCAGATTGAATCATTCTCATGAGCATTTCACGGTCAATCTCAGCTTGGATCTCATATGACATAGCATTTGTGATCTCAGCATCGACGTCGATACCGTTCATGTTCTTGAGGTCTTGTTCTAGTTCAACAGACCAACGGGCGCCCAACCTACGGGTACCAGCTTCAACGGCTGTTTTCTCGAATTTAACTTCAACTTGCGGAATGTTACCTGTAATCTCAAAGTTCTTGAGAATCTCAGCAACACCACCGTCTTGAGCAGCAAAATCCCAAACACCCGCCGCACCACTTAAAGCAGTGGAGGATGCACCAGTGAACCTTGTGTCAAGCAGTTGATAACCAAGCTCATCGTTATAATCCGGAGCAACGTTATCAGCGTTACCGCCGTAGGTTCCTCCCGCATTCCAGTTCGAACCTTCACCGCCACCAGTTGCTCCACCATCAATACCACTACCGAGATCTGCACCTTGGTAGGAGTAACGTAGAGCAAAAGCTAGACCAACAGGACCGGACATGGGCTGAACACCAACAATATCGTTGGAGATGAGCTCAGGGAACGTACGTCGTATCATAGGGATAAGTACTTTTGGGAGACGAGCATCGCCTGAAGCATAATTATCAGAGGAGTTGGGGGTATTGGGATTATAAAGCCCTCCACCACCTAGGGACCCATCCTGCCCGGCTGTGTTTCCTTCTTCAACACACCATTTCTCTTGATTTTCAAGAAGAATTGCTGTGTTGAGACGGACTGTGTCGTCTTCAATAGACTTAACGCTATCAGATGAATAATCTAGAACAGGTGCCCATTTCTCTAAGAGAGTATCGGCTCTGTTCTTATCAATAAAAGATTGTGGTTTATTCATAATTTTTTGTTTCCTTTCTTTTTTTTCGACCTTCATGGAGTCATGCTCCAGGATATTCAGGCATTTAAATGCCTCATTGTTCAGTGAGAAATTATTTCATTCGCTGTAGACCTTCTAGATACGGGTTTGCTACCTCTCTAGGCTGTTGAGGACTTAGTCGCTTAGGTACATCAGCTTTAACTTGTCGTTGTGAATAAGCCTCTTCTTTAATGACTTTCAGTCTTTCGCTTGATTTTTTATCAAACAATCTAGCTGTATAGTCGAAATTCTCTTCAATAAATTCAGGTGATTTATCATGTAAAATCTTGTGGAGATATTGAGCTTTCTTTTCTGGGAGACCTGATGTCCTAGTCTCTAGCAGTAGATCTGTTTTAGTCTTGTTATAAGCTTCTTTAATAATAACGTTTTCACGTTCAGCTTTTTCTAATTTATCAGATAGGTGAGTGATTTGCGCCTTCCCATCAACTACAGCGTCTTTAACTGACTCGCTCATCAACGATGAATCTACAGCTAATACTTTGCGGAGATTAGTAAGAACTTCCATAGCGGTCCGATTTTGAGTTGCTTCTAAAATCTCTTTCTGTGGAATTGATTCATCAATATACTCTTCGAGATAGTTTGAAATCGATTCAACTAGTGTAGTTTTAAAATCCTTTGCAGATCCATGTAACTCTTTCTCATATCTGTTGATTACTTTGACTAATTTCTTAGAATTGCCAAGATCAACTGATTCCACAACCCGGTTGAGTTTCTGTGAATGATCTTTATCAATTGCGGAAACTAATTCATTGAGTTTTTTGGCATAAAGGTCGTCTTGTTCGGTAAGTGCTGCTTCAACAGAGAGTGATAATTTTTCTCTAATGGCGCTCTCAACAGATGCAATCGAATCTTCAGTCAAGACCTCTTTAACGCTTTCTGGTAGGATTGTTTTTCTAGTCATTTTTAAAAAGTGGTTGTTCTGTTGCACCATTAACTCTATCTACTAATTTAGTTTCAACAGCGCTCTTTAAATATTTATGTGCACTAGCGTAATTTTTATCAGAAATTGCTGATATAAAATGACTTAGTTTAGTATTCATAGAAACCTCTTCATCTTCTTCTCCGGTGATCTCTTCTTTCCCCGTTTTTCGAACCTTTTTATTGTGTTTCCGCTTTTGTTGCTTATTGGTATGTTTATTATAATCAACTTTTACGTTATCTTTTTTTGATCTAGGCATACTAAATTATATTTATACCTTAAAGGTTGTTTATGAAGGATAAAAACCGCTCTCTTAGATATTCATCTACACCTTTTTTAGGTAGGTTAGAAATACTCTCTTCAAATTTATCGTATATTTCCTCATACACCCCGTTTTCCGCTAAGACCCATTGTTTAGATTCTAATATACCATTAACAAACGCAGAGGAATATGAAGGATCAGCCACACAATCAATAGCAACCAACTTTAAATTGTTCACTTGATTATAATCTACCTTTTCTTCAAGGGTACCAAGTGCTCTTGAAGACATGCCAATTTTAACACCATCATTAATTAAGGATCGTACAACTTGGCCACATGGAGTGGTTAGTACCTTAGACTTGCCATAAAATACATTACCATCTTGTGTAATTTCAGTAACTATATGGCATGCCCGTTCTAAATCTACATCAGCGGATGATGGGTGGTTGAGTTCTCCCATCGCGCGCCCGGGCTTAATCATCTCTTCATTATATCTCTGAACTTCACGTTCAAGCTCATTGAGTGGGTAATATCTATTATTCCTATTAACACCCTCTGCCATCATATATGGCCCCTTTATATACAGGTTAGATGGTGTATTTTTATTTGTCTCTTCTTCAATAATTTCAAACTGATCCGCAATATCAGGATTTTCTACAACCAAATTTAGTTTTAGAGCCATATATATGTATTTATACTATACTGCACATTTATTGCACTATAATATTATTTAATTACCTAGACATTGTAATACTATAATACTGTGTTCTATAGTAAAGGAGACCTGTACCAGAAGTTGTTTTAGCGCTCACTTGCTCAGAATTTGTAACACCTCTTATAGTTACAACATCATTATCATCAAGTACCAAGCCATTCGAAGCACCTGCGTGATTCGAGTCATATATAGATACCTCCTGCCCGGATTTGTTATATATAATAACTTCTGAACAAACCTGAGAAGATAGGCCTACAAGAGCTGTTGTTAGTGGTTGATTATATGACCTACACTCATTAACGTTAATGTATGTAGAGCCAAAATTATCAGTATAGTTTACAGGCATATTATTATTTATTTAGTTAAGGTCTTTTTCTGTTAAAATTATAAATTCATAGCCCTTTTTCAGACTATACTTCTTAGCAGCTTCCCATTTAGCTGTATTAATTACATAAGCCCGTTGTTCATATATCAGATGAGACCTCTTTTTATATTTTGTTGTCGGCTTTTTTGTCTGTCTAGATGGTTTAATCTCTATTAGATATTTTTTAATATGTGTACCTTCTTTAATTACAACATAATTGTCTACAAAATACCTATGTATCTTGTTATCTAACGGGCTATAGTATGGTACTACGATATTTTCACTCCCCCATTTAATTACGTTTTCATTTAAATCACAGAACCTAAAAAATTTAAGCTCCAGTCCAGACCTAAAAACAGCCTTGGTTCCAATAAATTTATTTGGATTTGTAGGTGTAAAAATACCCTGCCTGTATTTTTTGGATGCCATTCTATTAATAAGTAATTAAAACTAACCGACAAGAAATTCAACTGGGTCACCATCCCCAAATCCTGCTGATGCACCTTCCAGCAACTTTGTTTCTAAAGCCTCTTTTCGAGTTAGCCCTTCATTAATCATATCATAGTTTAAAGTACCACCCCCTAAGAGATTTACACCAGTAAACTTACCTCTCACTCTACCAATAGTAACCATAGTTAGTGCTAATACATACTCATATACCCACTGCTCTTTAATTATATCACGAATAGGTCGTTCCACATAGCTTGATATTACACCATAGAACCTACTATTGGGTTTAGGTTGAGGATACATCTGCATGTATTGTGTTCGAGGATCAAATTTAAGATCCCTTCTAGTAGCTAATACTTTCTCACGAGTATCAATCCACTCCTTTAATGTGTACCAAGATACCAGATCGAACCCATAGTTACCCATAGCGTAAGAAAAATATGTTTGCTGAGCCATTGTTTGCTCCAGCGTGAATAGAGTATTAATGCCACTAGATGAACCTTCTTCAAAATCTGTTACATCAACAACCTTTCTATAGTCCATTACATCATAATCGAATACATTTTGAAATGTTATAGCTTCAGATGATATTCCTTGATATGATAACGTCTTTCTTACATTCTCAGTAAAGTTAGCGGTTAATGATTGATTGAATGATGTAATTGATCCATATAATGTACTATCGAACACCTCAAACTGAGCTATACCGTCAGAAAATGTAGCAGATAAAGCTGATGAACTAGAAAATTGTGTTCCTTGTACACTAGATGTTGTAACAAAAATGGTCTCTGGTGTTTCACCATAAAACTGTGAACCAGGACCTAGAGGGTTTGTGCCGGCTACCTTCTGTGCGTTGGTCTCTAAGTCAGTATTTGCTAATGTATATAACAGATCAAGCCTAATACCTCTTTTATGTTCATATAAGTTTGAATCAAAAATTAAATATTCTTGAGTAAAACCTGCATATTTAGTAAAATACTCTACCGCAATTTGTATATTTTCTCGAAGTTGGTCAGTATGAATTTCGAGCGAGATTAGCGGCCAGCCTAAAGACCTCTTAACCCTATCACCCAGTCTATCATAGGTGTCTATCTTATTATTAAGGTTTGTTGATAAAAAAGCAGATAGGGGTGTTATTTCACAAACAGCTGGCATGAGTATATTTATTCAAATTTGTGTTATATACTGAATAATTATTACTCTATAGGCTCTACATCAACCGGCTCTTCATCTATTTCTAATTCAACATCTCCCTCTGCAGCTGGACCACCACCGAATTCAGGTATACCCTCCAAACCACCTCCACCTCCTAGATCACCACCCATATCTTCACCTTCAGTAGCACCTAAATTACCTGCTGCTAGCTGCTCTTTCCATGCAGGGCCGGCTGCTTGAATTTGCGATAGCTCCCATTGCATCTCTGCATCTTTTCTAAGAAACTCTCTATTTGCAAGTATGTCTCTATCCTTCCATCCAAGATATTTCTTCTGCGCATATGTAGCGCTTACAAATTCATTTGATGCTAAGTTGTTAAAGTTAGTAGCTTTAAGTTCTAACCGCTGACTCTCTCTGAGTTCGAAAAAATTTGTAGGGACATTAAAAATTATATCGAAATTTGTTTCACTAAGATCATACTTATCCCACATATTTCTTAATTTAAGGTGGGTAATAAATCCTTTCTTAATACCGGCAGCGAAACGTTGCTGCTGTCGTATAACAAATTTAGCAAATTTTAACTCTTCTCGTAACGTGGTTGATGTATCGACTGTGCGATCTTCTGGATCGATTCTGGTGGTGGGTACCTTTAATGCTTTATAAAGTTTCTTAATAAAATACATTAGATCGGCTAACTCGCCTAGGTTCGCACCACCTGGTAATTGTGTTACAGATGTACCTTCAGATCCTTGTCTTTTGGCGAACCAAAATGCATCAAGCATGGATTGAGGGTTAAACTTTTTAACCACGTCACTTTGATCCATATCAAATGTTTTTCTAGACCAGTAATTTTGTATAAGCTTTCTAAGATACGCTTCGGCCTTTGGTGGTGCCATGTTACCGACATCAACATTGAACACCAATCGCTCCGGAGCGCGCACAAGTCTGTAAATAACAATAGCGTCCTCAATTAATGATAACTGTCGGAACGGTCTACGAGCGTTTTCTAAAAATGGTGTAACAAATTCTTTTGTTTCGTTATAAACACCTGAATTAATATATACGATTTGATTTGAATCCATAGGGATAAAATCATACCGTTCAACTTTATTTGGTTGAGTCTCACTAAAGATAGGTTTTTTGTAAATATAACCTTTAACAAGCATATTTTGTATATTATTGTATACCGGGTCTATAAGCTCTGCCGGCAAATTTATCGACCCTAATACACCTTCATGAGTATATTCATCATGCAAAATAAGCTCAAAAAATACTTCACCTTCAATTAAAAGCTGTCTAAAATACTGCCAACCTTTTTGTTTAAGGTCGAATAAATCTATAAACTTATAAAATTCATCTTCAACATTTTTTTTATCAGCAACATCTAAATCAATATTCTCAAAATTAATTTTAGCTATTTCACCTACATCATTTTCGTTAATAGTTTCGTCACATATTTCATCTAAAGCTTCAGCAACCTCCGAGTAAGCGGATATAATTCGATAGTCTCTAACACGACCAGTTTTATCCTCCTGCAGGTTTGCATACATTATGTCTGCGAAGGACGAGTCCTTACCAAACTCACCGATCGCTACATTATTATAACTATTCGAAGATGAGACAGATGTTTTCGCTAAAGCTTCTGCGCGACGACCTCCCGTTTTATTAAAATATTTATATTTGGGATTTAGACTATCATCATCCTTAACGGTGTTGGTATATGGCAGCCTGTTCTGTATATATTGAACTAGATTTCTACCGAATGTAGAAGATTTACCATCGTTACTCACGTAAGAACGATTTTGATTAGGAGATGTATCTGCCATTGTATGTTATAATGTTATTTATTCTGCGGTAAAGTATAAACCACTTATACTACTCGACGATCCCCATCCAGCTGGATTTTTAACTATAATATCAAAATTTCCGGAGCCGGATAGGTAAGGTATATTTATTGTTAACACCTCATCATTTAGTATTTTATAGTTATTTGGATCAACAACAAATCCGGAGACCGGTCCCGTATATGTTGTGTCTATAGCTGTAAAATTATTTGTTAATGATGTGTTGTTTGCACTCAATAAGATGAGATCTGTTTTGAGAAAATTCGTACCGAGTATATTATAATTATACATATTATACGCAGACACGTGCTTATTCAATGTTATAGGATTGATAACATCTAAAACTGTGCCGGTTGTAGTATGGTATATATTTGTAATACTAGGTATCGCTGATAGTATAAATGTGTCTATATCACACTCTGCTGTTAGACTATTAAAAAAGTTTTCATAATCTAGGGTGGTCAGCGGTTGTGTTAAATTATAATTTTTGGATGAATTAATAAAGTTTTGCTCAATAAAGTAAATTGGTGCAGAGGCTGTATTTTTATTTCTAAATAACCAACCCTTTATTGTAAAGTTGGTATCTGCAACAACTCTGAATTTATCTGTGTAGGTTAGGTCTGTAGGTTGATTTAATGATATGCTTTGGCTCCATTCAACTTCAGTTCTAATTTCTACAGTATCACCTGTTTCAGATGGCTCTTTCCACGCTATGATAATATATGGATTTGAATACGGAACAAAATTTGTTAATATTTGCTCCATATCCTGCATATATCTAGATATTATTGAAAAATTAACCTCCAAATTAATAGGTACAGGCATCCGTATTTCTGTACTATCTGTAGAATTTGTGTAGTTGTATATGTTATTAATCTTATTAAACACCCTGTCTTTATCATATGATACAGATGTTAGATCTATAGCAACTACTGGTAAAGTAAGGTTTTGTGCTTTGTTAACAATGTCATACATCACTCGCTGTTTAGGCGCAAAAACATACCTAACTTCGACATTTTGTCGAGCATTATTATTTTTATCGTATCTCTTAATGACTGTATCATCAAATGCTGCCACAAATTGTGTAAGCATATCTTTGATTTCAAACGAATATGTATAGTTTTTGATACATATATTTATTACAAAAATCTCTCAATAAAATATTTTGGTAATTTATGCCTATTTTTAATGATATTTTCTGTAATTGCACCGTCTAAAATATAAGTTATACAATAGTCTTTCTTCGATCTAATACCCCTACCGCATGATTGAATTAAGGTACAGAGCATTTTATTTTGATACCAACTAAAATTATCCTTCATTAACCTCTCAATTCTAACATCCTTAGTTGGTAGAAAGGGAGCCTTAACAATAATTTGAAACCGAGCTAAATCATCCTTTAAATCTACCCCAAATGTCATTGATGGTGATATGAGAACAGTTGGGTCATCTGTTGAAGTATGTTGTTCTAAGATATCCTCATTTCTCACTCCAGGTTCCCGAATTAAGAACCTGTCTGATGTTAATTCGTTCGCTATACCTTTGGTAATAGTATTATTATGTGTATGTATAATGCCCTTATCATTTTTATGGTGATCACATATTTCTACGATCTGCTTTATAACTTTAGGTAAATTATTTTTAAGATTATAATAATTTAATTTAAATTTAGTGTTACAAACGATAGGTGCATTTTTAGGCTCAAATGTAGATTCAGCCTCCACATATTTAAAGTTATCAATACCGAGTGATTTGCAAAAATTGTCGGGGTCAATAATTGTAGCTGACATCAATATAACACCATCCGCATAATCAAACAGCTTGTGGGCTAGCTTATTTACCTTAAGTGGCATAAAGGTTACCCCCTCACGATCTCTATCAAAGACATATTCTGACTCGCTCCATGATTCTATAACGAGGTTAATCCTACTATGAATGTTGCGAAGTCTAATTATCTCACCCTTGAGGTCAATTAACATCCGCTTATTTGATGTACCTTTTTTGGCTATTAATAAATCCTTAATATTATTAATTCTTTCATTGATATTTGCAGATAAGGTATTTAACCATTTATAGCCATCCGTCCTACTAGTATAGGGTGTGTAATCGATATTAGAACTTTTAATAACTTTATATTCTACTTTACATGAGAACTCCTTAACTAACTGATCTTCAAGTTCTGAGGCTTCATCACATATTAAAAACTGTCTCTTCTTAAGGTGTTCTGGTAAAGCGAAGAACATACTATAATTAAGCGTATTAAACTGTGCAGTTAGTGTAGTATTTCTCTGCTCATAATATGGGCAGCATTTTTTTGCCCAACACTCCTCTTTTATTTTTGGTAAGTGTAAGCAAGGAGCTACTTCAACCGAAAAGTTAGGATCTATCGCACATTGATAATTTGATTTACCTTTAAGAACTTCAACATCATTAAAAAGCTCTTTATATTGATCCTGAAGAGATTTGGTAATTGTTAAGGCAGTACAACCAAATGATGGCTCTTCTTCACACTCATCACTATGTACGTATCCTCCACCATGCATCTGCCTATAGGCAAGATATGAAGTAATTACATCTCTAAAATTATTAGAACATTTTTTCGATATGTTACCTACAGTCTTCGAAATGAATGATTTACCACTCCCAGTCGGCGCATTACACACCACAAACTTATAACCATCATTAAATGCTTTATCTATACAACTAAGAAGCTCAACTTGTTGAGAATTAGGAGTATACTTAGGCGGGAAATGAGTTAATATATTAGGTATCACATATACATTATATGCCCTACTCTGCAGAAGTCAATATGTATACGAAATTATTATACAATTTAGATGTTTGTGATAGATCTAGAAACTTTGACTGTAATATTAGATCACTATCTTTTAAAAACGAGCTCAATTTATAATTAAACACTGTTATATTATCTATTTTTTCAACATTAAATGGGTATGGCATCTCGTACATTTTGAGATGACCATCTACTTCAATCATAAATCTAATATAATGTTGCTTTATTTGAAATATTTTAAATTTACCTTTCTTAAGAATCTTCTTATCTGTTCTTATTACAATATTTGATAATAGAAAGGGTTTAACATAATTAGCTACATTTTCTAGACAGTTATTCATGTGTTCATAAAGTTTGCTTTTTGGTCACCGGACATTGGATATATATTATCATTAAAATATGTCCAAAATTCCTCTGATACCGGTATCTTTTCAATTAAATCGCATTGACCCATATTAATATTCCTATAATTCTGCATTAATATGTCCCACACATTAATAATGTTATCTTTAGCTTCATTAATTTGTGATGGGCGTGTAGGGGGCTTATAGTTAAGTGTAATTCTACCATTTGTAGAATTTAATAAACTATATGATTTTGTACAAAGCATGCGCCTGGTTGGTGGTGCACCTGCTTTGGGTATCTTTCTAACAAATCGAATATCACATACATTTGATAGAAGTATACTATCAAGAGTTGATCTTTGTACTATCACTTTTTAATTTACAAATACCAAACAGCCTATCCTCATTTAAAAAGATACCTTTCTTAACCTTCCCGATACCTTCAACATCAATATTTGCTACAGTAACTCCTAGGTTATTTGGAAAGATTACAATATCACCCACTTTAGCAGTTACAACTTTAGGACCTGCTAGTAGGATTTTAGCTTTACGCCAGGCTCGAGTAATAGCATTTGTTGGTACTACAATACCATTCCTCTCAATTTCACCTTCTTCCGTCTCATCAATATATTCTACTAGTAGAATATCATCAAAAATGGCAGACAATTCAAAGTCATCAGTAAGACCTACATCACCAGTACTATTCGGTGATAGATCAATTAAATGCTTTTCCGGTGTTAATTTATTAATATCTGCAGGCATATAAATTATATATACCGACACTGCAGAATATCAAGTCAGTTCATTTAAATATTGTTGCAACTCCCTAACCGAAATTTGGTTATTACTAGCAATAAGTGCTAGATTATCAGTCTCTTCAGTTACAGCTTTTTTATTTTTCTTAATGTACTGTATACGTTTGAATTTAAGTCTAGGTATCAGGTAGTAGTATAGCTTATACATTTCCTGCTTACTTTCAAACAATGAGTGAAACTTATTTAAAGTCTCATTTGTAAAATTTACAGTATCTTTCCCGTAAAATGATAACCACCTATTAAAGAGAAATGGTACAAAGCTCTGCTCACCTTCTAGATCTAATACACCTGCGTCATCTTTTTTAGAAAAGAAAAGCTTATTTTGTGTTTGGAAGAAATTCATTATACCAAAATTTTCGACGTCGCGACCCACTGATCCAACACTTCATTATTGAAATAATTAATTACAGATGTCATAAATGATTCAATTTGAGTATCGCTTAAATGTGTCGAATATGCAAATCCCGGAGCTTTTCTACCAGCGTTAATATTAATACCAGTATGCCCGAGAGCTACGCTATCTTTACTATACGTAATAGATACACTTACTTTACCAGAGTCTCTAACCTTATCATCTGACCCAATAAACTTATCCTGCACCATTAAATCATCACCATCAACTATAATTGGCATTGATAAAATATTAGACAAAATATTTGCAATAGCTGTGTTAAATAATCTTTGAAAAGATACTGCACCTAAGGGGCACATATTTGGAATTTCCCAGCAAAAGTTAACTGCATCCTCAGAGTAAATATAGTCATTTGAGAGAGCATCCTCTAGATCAATTAAGTTATCACTCACATACATAGGCGCCCGAAATGCTATAATATTACCAACTGGACTTACTACCTTTTTAAAGAACTTATACGCGAACCTATCATGGATCAAATTACCTTCATACACTTGCTGACTAATAATCATATAGTGTATTATATATACACTTGAGAATTAATCCAGGCAAATGTTGTCTCAATACCATATTTAAGAGATTGTGTTGGCTCCCAATTCATATGCTCCCTATATAAATTGTTATCAGAATTGCGGCCTCTGACACCCTCCGGACACTCAAAACCATATTTATCAATAAAATCATTACCTGAGAGATTTTGTATTTTATTATCTTTACCGGCAGCATCTAAGGCCAATTGAGCGAGTTCATTGATAGAGACCATCTCTTCTGAACCAATATTAACAGGGCCTAAAAATTTATCTTGTCTCATAAATCTTAAAACTGCTTCCACACATTCATCTACATACAAAAAAGATCTAGTCTGTAGACCATCTCCCCAAACCTCAAGCCCTTCTCCTTCCTTAAGCTCAGCCGCTTTTCGACACATCGCAGCAGGAGCCTTTTCTTTACCACCTTGCCATGTACCCAACGGGCCGAAAATATTATGAAATCTCGCAATCCTAACATCTAATTTATGATTTTTACTAAATGCCAAATATAATCT